CGGGCTTAACGCACTGTCAGATTCCGGCTCCGGGTTCACGATGGACGCCGAGACGTTGTTCAACCCGCCAACGTTCCCGCTCGTCCCCCCCGGACTCGTCGTGTCCATCGCGGGCATGAAAGGGGTCAGTCGCAGCGTGCGGATTTCAGCCACGGTGAGCGAGAAAGGATTGAAGGTCAACCAGGGTATCGGCTTGGAACGGCGGGAGGCGGAGTGAAAAATCTCTTCAAACGCTTTGCGGATTTAACCGGGCGTTCCTTACGCACGGTCGGGGTGTGCGTCAGTGCGGATTTCGGGGAATGTACGATTCAGTATCCAGGAGGGGCGCTCATTCGAGCGAATGGGGTGGGTACAGTCGGGACTCCGTATTTCGTAGTGAATGGGAGATTAGACGGAGAAGCGCCGAACTTGGCGAGTTTGGAGATTGAAGTGTGAGCTTAGCGCCGCTGAAAGGTGATTCATCCTATGCCCGCCCCCCGGTGTGTACGAAAGAGGACACGTTGACATCCTCCCCGTCCTTCAGGGCGGGGAGGATGTCAAAATGTCTGCCTCGTCGAGGAGATCGAGTGGCAGGATAAACCGGCGTATAACGCCGTGTGGATCGTCGGGCAGGATCAGGGGCGACGGGATCAGGTCAAGCGCGCCGGCACGGCGGGCGATGTGCTGGCCCCTACGGTCGTGGACCCGTTGGCGACGGATACGATCATGACCCGACAACGCGGTTTGCGGGTGATCGCCGATACCGGGCGACAAGTGCATCTGAGCCTGAAACTGCCGATCCTGGCGGAAACCGGGATTATGGTCCCCGGCCAGTTGATTGAGTACACGGAACAAGGGGTCACGCATCGCGGGTTATCGCGGGCGGTGAGTGTGACGTATGGCTTCCCGCAAGCCTGGCAAACGGTGAAGGTGGAAACGCATGAGCTGGAATCCGTATAGGCGCTTGACGCAGTTGATTGCCGGTCCGCCGGTCGATGTCGGCGAGGTGCTGAGTGTGGAAGGGGATGGGGTGGTGGTGGAGCTGGTCAGCGGGATGCAGATCCGGGCGAAGGGCGCGGCGACGCTCGGGGACTGGGTCTATGTCAGAGGCGGGGCGATTCTAGGCCCCGCCCCGAATTTGAGCGGATCAACAATCGAGGTGTGATTTGTAGCTTTCCAGAACAGGAAGGTACACCATGCGTTTACACCGCCCGCATAGCGCCCGGCTGGCATTCAGGTCAACGAGTCGGGCATGGATATAGCCATCGCCGTAGATGAGCTTCCCACATTCGCAGGTAATCAATAGGTTGGATTCGCTGTTGTAGTGGCAGTATCCGGCTACGGTCTCACGCTCGGATTTCATCGCGAAAAACCGCCTCCAGATAGCTCATGGTGTTCGGATGCGCTGGCCAGGGCGCTTGACCGATGGGATAGACTCCCGGTCCCAGGCCATACGCATCCGCACGGGCATGTGTATCGCAGATGTCCGGCTTGGGGTGGTTCGGGCTGAGCCGGAAGCGCATTCCGACCACATCAGGATGACGGCTGGCCCCGGCTTGGTAGGCTTCTCCATGCGCCCGGTTCAATTCCGTTCGCATCACCCGCAGCATTCGACTGTAAACGTTGTTGGGATCGCGCATGAGCACATCCGCCAGGGTTTTTTCCAACGACTCCACTCGATCCAGCCCCAGTTGCCGTTGCAATTCGAGCGGGATGGGCTGCCCCAGCAGATCAGCGGCGGCCCGGCGGGCATCGCGCCCCAACACGACATTGCGACGCAACGTCTCGGCGATTTGCTGTATTGCGCCGTTCTCCAGGCGCCACAGACGATCCGACAGTTGCAGTCCGTCGGCGGCGCGAAATTGGATCACGAATCGAGCGGCAGCATCCGCCAGTGCGGGGATCGCCGCCGACGCCACGCCGCCACCCGCCGCCCAGATCGTCGCGCCCTGTGTCGCCGCCTGAGCAATCAGATCGAACAGCAGGCGCTGTTGCGCAGAACGGGCGAAATGCAGGCGCTGTTGCGCCTGGCGGAGAAACTCGGCGAACAGCTCCAAGCGCAGCGCGCCCTGGTCGTCGGCAAAGCGCCGCAAATCCTGTTGCAATAAATGGATGATCCGCTGATACAGCGCATCCAGTTCAGCTTCGGCTTCTGTACTCAGTGCATCCAACGCCTGCCGAGCTTGCCGGGTGGCGCGGGCGATTTTTTCCGCAACGGCGCTCACAAAAACGATTCCTGGGCGGCGGCGCTGGGCGGGAAATAGGCGGCCCGCTCCGGCGGCGCGTCCGGCAACGGAAACGTCACCAGACCGCCGAGCTTGCGTCGATAATGCCAGCAGCACTGCTCCAGCAGATACTGCTCCTGCGGACTGAGCGGTGCTTGCGGATCATTCTGCACACGCCAGCGCAAATTCTTCAGCAAGATCGCGCCATAGCCAAAATCGGGGATACGGACATGCTGATGCAGCGCGGTAATTTTGGCGCGTTCAAGCCGGGTCACGGTGACGCTCTCGGTCGTTCAAAATGTCCTCGACGACCGACTGGATCACCGAAATCAAAAACAGTGCGTCCTGCGGCGTGAACAGCATCTGAGGATGCCCGACCAGCTCGACCAGATCACCGAGGCGCCTAACCCGACAATCGGTGAGCAACTGAGTACTGCTGGCGCACGGTGCGTAACGCGGATGGGATTTGCCCATAGAACACTCCTCAATGGCTGATGCTGGTCGCGCTCTCACCCTTGCGGGCGTTGGACGGGGTGATACTGACGCGGGGTTGCTCCGCCGGCAGGATGTCTCCCGGGTTGGGGTAGGGATCGCCCTTGAGCCGTTCTCGCTCTACCGCCTGTTCGATTTCAGCCGGATCAAGCCCGGCCACCTCCCAACATTTTGATGACGGCACACCCAGCGCCTGGTATTTCAGCGCCCGGTCGGCGGCTTGATTGGGCGTCTCGGTCCGGCGCTCAATAAAGCGGATGTAATACGGGACGTGATCCGGGTTGATTCCGGCTAGCAGCAATTCCAGCCGGAATCCCTGTTCATAAACCCAGGACACCGTATCTTGCAGGGCGTCGATCTCTTCATAATAATCGCGTTTCAGGTCTTCAAGTATGTCCCGGCTGAGGCCGTCGGTGAACCCAAACAAGCCCTTGGGCGCCGGCGCGCCGGAAAAGAACGTGTCCAGCAAATGGGCGACATCGGCGACTTGATCCAGATTGGCGTCGCCTTGGAGGGCGGTGACGCCGCCTTTGCGATTCAGGTAAAAATCCGTGCAAATGGCATCGGCGCGTTTGTCAAATTCCACGGCGTTTTTGTAGATGGTCAGCTCTTCGGCCTTGGCTCCTTCCAGCACATGAGCGAAGCGCAGCGGGGCTCGTTGCCGGCGGCGAATCACCAAATCCTCCTCAGTCATCCGCAACATCCGCCATACCGCCCGCGTCGCGTCCAGATAGGGCCGGCCTAATGCGCCCTGATCATCCAGGCTATCGGGACTCAAACGCTCCACGGTCAACTGCCAGAGTGGGAAATACGCAATGGGTTTCGACAACGCGAGATCGTATTGCGCCCAGGCGCGGGCCGGGTCCGTAAATCGCCCATGATCGCCGACCAGCGGTTGCAGGGTTTCGGTGGGCATTCGCAGCGCCGCGATCACCTGCCCGGCGTCGTTGACCACCCATTGCATCGGCAGATTGCCCTCCATGACCAGCCCGCGCGCATCGCTTTCCAGTTTGCTCTGCCGATCCAGACCCAGGCGCTTCTCGAACGCCATCCAGCGTTGCCGGAGGCTCGGATCATTCGCCGCTTCGCCTTCAAGACGTAATCCGCCCTTAGTGGCCGTGCGAGCCATGCGCCCATGGATTTTTTTGACGCGAGGGTCGAGGCGATCCATGCGTCGAATGTCGAGAATCACGGCGCGTAACTCGAAATCCGGCTGCATTTGCCGGTACTGATAGCGCAGCGCATTTTCGTCGGTGGTGCGCCGCCCGGCTTCGGTGTGGCGAGCGGAAGCGAATCCGGCGACAGTGTGGAGCAGATCGTGCAAGCGACTGAGGATAGACATGTCAAACCCTCGCTGGCGCAGCCAGCAGTTCGGCGCGGGATTGAGCGCGCATGAGGATGGCGGTCGGCGCGTCGATCTGGCCGCGCGTGGTCAGCGCCCAGACCGCTGCCATGGTCGCATCGAACAGGTCATCGCCCATCTTGCTATCGGCCATTTTATAGCTGGAATAGCTGGCCTTGGTCGGCAGGGGTTTGATGTTGCCCAGTTGCCGAATCAACAGCCGTAGATCAGCGGTCGCCGGGTCGGTCAGGTCCTGATCAGAATCGGAGAGGGGCGGCAACACGGCTTGGTCATTGTGGAAAATGCTGCGCAATGCCGTCGCCATGCTGTGCTTGGTCATGCCCTCAAAGCGCATCGGCGCGAACGGCCAGGCCGGCCAGGTGCTGGCAGTGCTGTCGCCGTTGCCAATCGTGCGGCGGTCGATGTCGGTCAGGCCCTCGGCGTACAGCTCATCGTTGAGTTGGGTGAGCATACCGACACCGTAGGCGTCGCCGATGGCGTAGTCCGGGCGGAAGTAGTTCCAGAATCCTTTGAGATCGCGCTTGACCACCTGATCATCCGCGCCCGGTTTCCAGGTCTTGCAGAAAATGAACGCGGTATAGTGGCCGAGCTGCTCGGTGATCACCAGCGCATGTTTCGAGGATTCCGGGGTTTCGCCATGCCCGCTGGCGTCATAGCCGAACGCGATCAGGCCGCGCTTCTTGTAGCGCTGACCGGGCAAGGGTTCCGCCAGTTCGATCCCGGCTTTGAGTCCGGTCGCCATGGCCTCCCGAATCTTGCTCTCCCAAATCAGGTTGCGGCTGCTGACGTTTTGGCAAAGCAGTTGCCGCAGGTACTCATCGGGCGAAAGTTGGGTCTGCATCAGTTGGATGAACTGTTCGTTGATGATGTTCAGTTCGATGCCCAGATAGGCGTCCACCGGCGGCAAGACGCGATATTCGCCGGATTCCACCATGCCGCTGAGGGTGTCCGCGCCTTTATAGACCCCGGTGATGCGGATTTGCGGATCGTTCTTGCTGGCCTGACTCGCGCCCAGTCGGCGGGTCGATCCCAGCATCAGCAAAAAACGGGAATAGAGCCGGTCGCGGGGCATGTCATCGACCTCTTCAAGGCTGGCGGTGGTCAGGTCGCCGCCGTCCACCTGCGCCATGATGCCGTAGGCGCGCGCGACGCTGCGGTTGTGGAACTGATAGTAGGTATCGGCCATCTGGACGCGCCCGGATTTGCAGGACAACCAGGCGGTCAGGATGGGCGAGCGACGAATCGCGTCCAGGTGATAGCCTAAATTGACCAGCGACTGTGCCTCGCGTGGGGCGACAATGCCCTCTTCCTGATCCTCGTGCGTCGCGTTGTGCTTGAGCAAGTAGAGTTCTTTGACCGCAGTTTTCCCGGTGCGCCGGCAACTGAAATCGATGGTGCGAACGTGGCGATCCATTTCCAGGCATTTCAGAATCTGCATGGAATCGAGTTCTACGTTGTGGACGTGTTTATGCCAGAGCGCATGATCGTGGGCGTAGCGCATCACCTCGACCTCCGCGAGGTTCTGCATCTGCATCCGTTTTTTCGCGCTGATGCGTTCCGGCATTCGCCCTCCTCGTAGTTGCTGGGGTCTCCTCAATTTTGAGGAGCCCCCCCTGATTAAACCTTCCTCGCCGTCAACATCGAATGTTGCGCGTCATGCTCCAACATGGCGGTCAGCAGTCGCAATTGATCCACCACCGGCGAAAGCAGAAACATCCATTCCTCGCCGCTCAACCGGCGTTCTTGGGTACACCCGGACAGATTCGCTAAGGCGTCCAGGTGCTCGGTCGCGTGGAGGGCCAGAGAATACAGATCGATCCGCTGTTCGTAGAGGGCCTTGGTTACGGGCTGGGGAATGGGCGCGTTCATGTCATACCCCCTCCAACGCGATTTGTTCGGCGGGTTTGCCCAGCAAATGCAGCGGCGGCATGGGTAGGTTGAGGTCAGCGTTGAGGCAGGCCAGATGATCTAACAAGGCTTGGCGTTGAAAGGCATCCCGCGTGCTCGCCAAATCTTTGAGAATCCGCAACCGTAAGCCGTGCAGACCGGCGAGCTTGGCGTTGCGCGAGGTTTTGAAGGTCTTTTTCAGTTCCGTTTCCATCGCGGCAAAGGCGTCGGAATAGGCGAATTTCCAGCGCAAGGCTTCGTCGCCGGTAAAGCCCATCGCCAGAATCTCGAAGCCTTGGCGGTCTATTTCGTACATTCGGCGGCGTTCGCCTTTGGTATCAAGATAATCAACGGCCCCAAAATTGGGGGCGTTACGCTTTTGATAGGCCGAACTGGCGATGATGTTGTCGATGTCGCGCAGCACATGATCATGCCGTTTTTTGAAGCTTTCGGCGACGATGCGACTGGTGGTTATGGGTTTGTCGTCTTTCAGGACAACGAGGGAAACAGCGGTAGTCATGATGCGAACTCCTGGTAACAACAAAGAAGTTCGTCACCACTCTTCCTACAAAGATGGTGGCGAACGATACGGGGGTAGGAAACCGGCATACCAGGGGACGCCGGCCACCCTTTCGGGTGCCCCGCACCGTCCGCCATAGCATAGAGCAGGCATGAAAAAAGCGCCTGCTGTTTGGCGCTGGTGCGCCTGGTATTGATTCCGGGTTCCTACGCCCGATCACGGCTGTTGCCGCGACCTGAACAGCATAGGGCAGAAGGGGAATGGAATTCAACCGTGATCCCCCTCAGTTTGATGCTCAAGCAACACGGGATCGCGTTTCTGGCGTTCCCGGCTGCGTTCAACCAGCGATGCCAGATGTTCCAATGCCTGAGTCTGACGCTCGGCAAACCCGGATAAATCCTCTTCCTGCTTCTCCTTTTGCGCCAAGAATCCCGCGACCACGGCATCCTCCTCCTGTGCTTTCTGGGTCATCCCCAACTGAGTCAGGATGCTGCTGTTGCGGCTCAAGAGTTCATAGAGGGGTTTAATCAAGGGGTGCGCAGTGAGTTCTTCAATTTGTCGCGTCTTCCCTTCGCTGTCCTCATATTGCGCAAGATGAAAGCCGCCTTCCTTATCGGTATACCATTGCGGCGAGCGTACCTCTAATCCGGTATTGAGGAGCGCTAAAATCATGTCATTGATCAGCGCCTGCGTATTGGATTGCAAATCGGCCTGCAATTCCGTCAGCAATGCGGGATCGCGGGTTTGAAAGGCCACCCGGTGTTTCAAAAACAATTCCATGCGGGTCAGACAAGCGCCGTGATCCCATTCACCGCAGCCATTATTCAGCCATTGGCAATTCCGGCAATGCGGGTAGCCGCCGGGCTTAGCCGGGTAATAGGTAGCGACTTTCGCAGCCAACCCGTGTTTCATGCCGTTGAAGCGGGTGCGTAACCGCGCTTCCGCATTGGGATGACCGATCAGGTTCTGGGCGACCTTGGCTTTGCCTTCCGGGGTCTTCGGACCGCGCTTGCCGGGCGTCCAGTTTTTCAGCAGCATCCATTCCCATTCCGCTTGCTCGGCTTCCTGTCCACACTGCGGGCAGGCGGCGAAATAGCGCCAGGGATGCCAATCTTGCTCTGGCGCGTCGGCCACGCGGGCGGGTTCGATTTGGAATTCAAGGGCGCAAGGATCGCAGCGAAAGCTCACTGCGGTTTTCGGCTTGCGGCGAGGATCAGCCATGGCGACGGCGTCGCTGGGCCAAGAGCGCCGGCAGAAGGCGCTGGACGGTTCCTAGCGAGCTGGAACTGGGGAGCCAAATGAAACGAAGGGTTGCAGCGATGCAGCCCTTTTTCATTTTTTCCCGGTCAAAGGTTGCCGATGAATTTGAGAGTGTGTAAGCGGACACATGATTTGAGTCTCAATCTATGTGTTCACGTCTGGCGCTACACCTCAATCGTCGTTTCGGTCAGAGCCGGGGCGAGACCTTTGATCACCCTATCGCGGACATGACCCACGCGCCGGGGGATGCATAACGCACAACCCGCCTTTTTTCCTGCCGTAAATTTTCCCTTCTGTAAATTTTTCCGTAATCGCCTAAGAAGCTGCGGCTAATTGTAACTCTTCAGATCCATTTGCCGCTTCGGTAGGGAATCAGAAACGCTTCCATTGCCGATTCAGTTCCGCCACTCTTAAAATGCCCAAGCCACGGCTTCCCGCTTCACACCAACTCATCCTCGAATTTCTAAAAAGAGGGCCAGGTGGCGGGCGTCATCCGGCGCAGGAAACCCGGAAACCAGGTCTCGCCGGGTATCAGGCGCTGGGTGACACCACGATAGGTTTCAGGATTGAACATCAGTTCGGTAAAGGGTCGTGGTGGGGGGCAGAGGTAGAACAGTCCGATAATCGTCAGGTAGAGCGCTGCGGTGCCGATAGGTTGCTGCAGGCGGCCCAGATTGAAGGCAGTGCCGAAGGACTTTTTCAGCAACGTCTTGCCAAACAAATTGACGCTGTAGAATTCGTCCAATAATAAATGAACGAGAAAGCCCAAAGTCACAAAAATTCCGCATAGCCAGGCATGGATTACTGAGGCGTTGAAGACCTGGTAAGCAACGAGGGTTGTCAGCAAGCCGCAAACGACGCCCATGGGAATCGAATGGATCAGTCCGCGATGGACGGTGAACCGGTCGAGTAATT